TAATATAATTACAAGGCTTTAAAAATAAAAGGGGAGTGAAAAACAAAACAATGATAAAAAACATTGATGCTCTTGTCGATGAAATTATCGACGCAACAGAAGATAGTGTTCAAAATAAAAACTTACTTTTATCTGTTATGAAAGAACATTTTTCTATTGGAAACGCTATTATGCTTTCAGAGAAAATGTTAAAAAACAGAGATGTATCAAAAATACATCCGCAAATTCTTTATAGAATTGCCAAAACTTTAAAATTAGATGTACAAAAATATTTTGGTGACGAAACAATAAGTTATGGAGAAGTGTTAAACAGAATTATATCGCTTGAAAATCGTGTTGATATATTAGAAAAAGGAGGAAGGAGGGAAAATAAAATGTATGATGAAAAATATGATGAAATAAATGAAGAATTTTTGTCAGGCAATATTTATGAACCCGAAACGTACAGATATTTATTGAATCGTTTGAAAGACTGTGATAAGTTTATAAGTGATTGGAATGATGAAGATTTAGAAAAATATATTAAATCTGTTGGAGCTATTTCTATTAATACTGTAAACAAGTATTTACAGTTTATTAGAACTTATTACAAATATGTTTGTGACAAATTGAATATTTTTCCAAAGTCTATTAAGTTAAATAAAGACTTAAAATACTATATAGACTTGAATAAACTTATGGCAGTAACTTTAAGTGAAAATAATTTTAAGTTTCTTAAAAACTTGTTAACCGTCCAATCGCCACACGGAGAATATAATTTTAGAGATAAAATTTTACTTGAGTTGGCTTGGGAAGGACTAACGAATACAGAAATAAAACATCTTAAAGTTGATAATATCTCATTCTATAAAGAATTTGGCATAGAAAAAGCAAGACTAAATTTAGCTACAAGAAACATCATTATAGACGATGAAGAAATCATTTATGACATAAAAAAGACAATTGAACAAAAAGAATACTTTAGGGAAGAAAAAGGTGGAAAAAATTATTTTGTTCATCTGAAAGACACTCCAATGTTAATTAAGCCAATTGCGATGAGAGTGTCTGACAAGGATGAAGTGTCTAATCCAAGCATTTTGTTGTGTAGAGTATTGCGAAGGTTAGAAGATGAATTTTCCCTCCCTGGAATAAACTTAAGTGATTTATCGTTGGAAGATATTCGTAGAAGCAGAATTATTAATCTGCTTAAACATGATACTATAGGAAACGTAAAAATGATATATGGCAAAAAGGCTAGTTGTGATTTATACTGGCTAGAAGAAATAGCTGTACTAATTAGAAGAGAAGAAATGTCAAGTTAATTTTTCTAGTTGTGGGATTGTTTGATCTCACAACTAGAAAAATTTTATAATTACAACATATAATAAGGTGGTGGAATATGACAATTTATACATTCTTTAATTATGGGAAATATTAACTTGACAATGGCAGTAGGAGTGTTGTATTATAGACAAAGCGAACAAGTGTTCTGTCTTGTCAACGAAAATCATTTCTGAAGGGTAGGTAAATTATGTTATTAGATTATAGCGACAAAGGCGATTTAGAAATAGTAGATAAAGAAAAATTTAATAATTGGTTGGGTAAAAACTTTAAGCAGATAAATAAACTAGACATAAACAATAAGATAGTGCAAAGAGTTATAAACACATATAAAAATAAATATAGGTATTAAATTTACTTCATAAAAAATTATCAATTTATTATTGGACAAACCATTCTTCCATAGAAGAATTTGAATTAGATATTTCTAGTCAGTTAGATAATAAAAATATTTCATTTTTATAAAAATAATGCTTGACAAATCAATGATTGTATGGTATAATATAGACTCAATGAAAAAAGGAGATGAAACAATGAAAAAGGAAACGCCTACTTAGCGCAAAGTTGTTTTTATTTTTTACCTGACCAATATAATATAAAATTTAATTAATATGGAGGTAATATTTAAGTAATGCCAGAAATCACACCACATAAAGGTTCATTTAAGTTAAGAGGAAATTTTGTAGGGAAACAAAATCCAGGGTTTTTAAAGAATGGTAAAACCAAGGATGGTTTTGATTGGAAGAGAGTAAATTTTGGAATTAAAACATCTGCCAATCAGATAGTTTATTGTCAGAAAATGGGAATGGTAAGGGCAAAAGTAACTGCTTACAATAAAGAATTAGGCGTAAGTAAAGATTATACATGGGAAGAAAGATTAACTGCCAAACCAGAAACAGGGTTTTTTCTAGCAAAACAGGATTGGGACGTTGTAGAAGAAATTGAAAAACTAAATGATGGCGATTCAGTTGTTATTGTTGGCGAGATTGAATTTAGCGAATATAATGGCAAATCAGTTATTAAATTTATTGCAAAGAAGATTTATCCTGCAACAGAGCCAGTTAATTTTGACAATGGAGATGAGGGCGAAGCACTTTTTACTCAGGAAGTAACCGTTTCTGAAGCAAAGTATGTTAAAGAAGAAGAAAAGGTTTTTATTTCTGCATATATATTCAGAAATTTAGGGAAAGATAAACATCCGTCTTGCAATTTGGCAGAATTTTATGTGCTTAAAGAAGAGAATACTAATTTTGCACGTAATATGACACAACTAAAATATGGAGATACGTTAACCTTACAGGGACAGATTATTAATACGGTGACTGAAACTGAAAAGGTAGTTGATGAATGGGGCGTAACTCCTGCAAAGAAAACTATTACAAAGGGATTCAAGATTACTGCGGTTGCAGAGAAGGGCGATTTCCAGAGAGGACTTTACACAGAAGAACAGATTACAAAGTTGATTGCTGACAATCAGGCAGAAAAGATGTTTGGAAATAAAGATACGAGCTTGAAGGAAGAAATTGAATCCGGTAATGTTTTACCATTTTAGTGAACTATCACTATCTTAATAAAGATTGTGGCTGAAAAGCCTAAGTTCACCAGACTAAGTATTTAGAAACAAATACTACGATAGAAGGGTTATGACACCTGTGGTTGACACACTAGACTGCTGCTCTGTCGTGTATATTTAAGTAGAATTGAGGTAAGGTTCGGTGATATGCACATGTAAGCCCTTGACATTATATTACGTTTTTTTAGAAAACTATCATTGTCGAAGTGAAGTCGGATTCTTATTATGGTAACAGTAATAAGATACGCACAACCTATCGCAAGATAGAGTATTTATCAAGGAGATTGATTTTTATAGTATATGTTATTTCAAAAAACGGAATCCCGTTGATGCCTTGTGCTTCAGCAATAGCAAGGCTGTTATTAAAACAGGGAAGGGCAAAATGTATAAAAAAATGTCCTTTTACAATTAAATTATTATATGAAACAAAAACAACATATATACAGTCGTTGTTATTGGGCATAGACACAGGCAGTAGCAAAATAGGATCTGCTGTTGTAACAGACGATGGCAATATATTATATATATCTGAAATAGAGATACGTAATGACATTTCAAGAAAAATGAAACGACGTTCTAAATATCGCAGAAACAGACGTAATCGTAAAACAAGATATAGGAAAGCAAGGTGGTTGAATAGAAAAAATAGTATTAAAAAAGATAGATTCTCGCCAACAATGAGAAGTAAATTTGATGCTCACTTTAAAGAAATAAAGTTTGTAAAATCAATTTTGCCCATAAGTAAAATAATTCTTGAGACTGCTACATTTGATGTTCATGCCTTGAAAAATCCAGATGTATTAAAAAATAAATGGTTGTATCAGAAAGGAACTAACTACAGTTTTGCAAATACCAAAGCTTATGTCCTGCACCGAGACGGTTATAAGTGTCAATATTGTAAAGGGAAGTCTAATAATAAAAAGTTAGAAGTACACCATATTATATTCAGAGAAAATGGCGGTTCAGACGAAGAAACAAATCTGATAACATTATGTAAAAAATGTCATGATATGGTTCATANAAAAATGATTACTTTAAAAAAAGGTGGTAAAAAGAAGGGACAACTTAGTCATGTAACACAAATGAACAGTATTCGGATACAACTCTTAAAANGGTTGCCAGAAGCAGAAGAAACATTTGGATTTATTACAAAAGAACATAGATTGTTACTGGGCTTACCAAAGGAACATTATTTTGACGCTGTAGTTATTGCAAGTCAAGGAAACGACATTACTTTTAAAACAGATAATATCTTACTAAAAAAATGTGTTTCAGATGGTGACTATCAACAATATAAAGGTGTAAGGTCGGAACAAAAAATTGAGACAGGGAAAATTTGTGGATTTAGAAAATTTGACAAAGTAAGATATAATAGTAGTATATATTTCATTAAGGGAAGAATGTCAATAGGGTATGCAATACTTATGAATATTAATAATAACAAAGCTGATTTAAAACCAACACCTAAATTTAAAAAAATGAAACGTGAAAGTGCAAGGAAAACATGGATTATGTGTCTAACTCCATTAAATATAAATAAAGAGATTGTTAACAAGTATATTTAAGGTAAAGATAGGCACAGACTTAACGCCCACTATTTACCATTTAAAGAAATATTAGTATTATTCCCATTATTAAAAACTATGAAGGGTAGGTTATATATTTAATTGCCATTTGAAAAACCAGAAAAAATGCGTGAAGGAACTAGGATTTATGTATTTGGTGCATCGGGAACAGGCAAAACTCCATTTCTGTTAAGTTTTCCTAATATTGCTTTAATAGATTCTGATTTATCTTCTGTTCATTACGACAAAAAAAATGTTTTGGTTAAGACAAATGCAGTTTCTATTAAAGATATTATAAAAGACTTGGAAGACTATGAAGCATTTGATCCGAAGGAATTTTTAAAAATATTAACTATTGGTACTGATAGTATAAGTAAAATTTATGAAAATCAGCAACATGCAGCATTAAAAGTAGCAGAACAAAGAGCCAAATCAAATGGTCGTATGATTGACGGAGAGGGACTTATTCAAAAAGACTGGGGCATTATAAAACTTAATCACGACAAGTTTGTTTCAAAATTAAATTATTATGCACAGTTGGGAATTAACATAATTGTTATTGCCGAAGGAAAAGACAAAACAGAAAATGTAAAAAAAGATGATGGTAATTTTATTAATATTAAAGTTGGAACGACTTATAATGACACAAAAGCAGTTGAGTTTGATTATGATGTTGTCCTAGAATTTTTTAAGGATGACAAAGAAAAAGGATTAAACTACGCTATAGTGCATAAAGATCGTACAGGCACTTTTAATATTGGTGATAGAATTGACATGGCTAATTACACTAATTTTCAGGATGCAATTGAAAGAGCACAGCAGGGTAGGCAGAGGAC